GGATACGGGAAAGTAGCTCCCGCACCAGTGATCTCTGTAGCCGATGCTGTTGTTGCGAATAGTGCGAATGCGATAGCTAGAAACTTATTCATCGTCATCTTCCTCCAATTCTTCTATCTTATCTTCTTCGGCGTCAGCTCCGCAGAAAGGGCAATAGATTGGGTCTAGCTTCTTTCCGCGCTTCTCGTAGCATATGAGATAGTCATACTCCCCACATGGACAGGTCATATCCTTCTCTGACACGATCAGACCTCACAGCCGCCCGCGACGCAAGCGAGTTCCTGCGCTCCAGTTGTTGTATCGGTCTTTTCATAGTCCTTGAGCTTGCTCCAGTCGATGCTCTTAGGCATCTTAGCAGCGAACGCTTCGTAGTCTTCTGCAGAACAGTCTTGATAAGGAGCCTGCTGATAAACGTGATCGGAGAATGGAAGGAATGATACACCAGACATCTTGTCGAAGTGATTGTACACCCACGCACCAACGTCGAGCCACTCATGTTCCTTGACAGAAATCGTAACAGAAGGTTTGTGTTCACACCAGTGATCCTGATACGTTACCCACAGTTCTAACTGCTCGATAGCAGTCATATCTGTGCGGAACACAGCATTCTCTGGAGCCTTCATCGGGAAGGAGAACACATATACGTTGTTCGGACGCATCACGCAATCTTCGACTGGAACACCAGCGTCGATCATCAGCTGGGCCAGAGGATCCTTTTTATCAGCACGAACGGTGCGAATATAATAAGGATTATGGCGAGCATGGATACCAGAAGCACTATCACACAGCTGAGAAACAGTGCCAGAGGGCTTGACACAAGTGACAGCAGCAGACTGCGGAATACCCAACTCCTTCGAGAACTTTGCATTGGTCGAGACTGCGATTGCTCTAAGCTCTTTGAGTCTTTCAGCAAGTCCCGGTATCTTTCCATTGGTGAGCTCATTGTCCATGATACCAGTTAGGGAAACACCAAGAAGCCTCTCTTCCTCGCAGTTCTTTTTCCATGCGGAGGAAAGATAACGGAAGTTCGTAAGGGTAGACTGCCATGTGCCAAGGATAGTCGCCCAATATACCTTTTCTTTCAGATCTTCCATCGAATCCGTTGCACGGATAACAACTTCCGTTAGATTGCAGAATTCCTTGTCGCGTAGAATAATCTCTGAGCATGGATTTGTTCCGAAGTCATAGTTAGGATCGCGGCGACCATGCTTATTCACAGTCGCCTTTGCGGATGCGCGATTGAAGATACCGCGCTCGCCAGACTTGGATTCATAGAGAGACTTCCACTCTTCCATGAACAATCCCATGTCTGGCTTTTCTTTATAGACAGCAGAATTGTTTGCGAGAGCGCGCTGCGATTCGCCAAGCCACCATTGACCTGACTTCGCAGTACGCATACGATCGTCATTCAGGTCTGACAGTGATATAAGAGCTGAACGGCGAACGCCACCAACAACAACGATGTCTGCAACTTTACATACAATATCATGGCACTCCAATGTGTTTAGACGACGACCAGCAGCCTTCTTGAAGATATCGACGCAGAACTTGAACAGCGCGTCGAGTGGCTCTGGACCAGAAGCGCGGCCACCAAATGTCTTGAGAGGAGTTCCAGCTGGACGAATCTTGCTAAGATCCCAACGCGGAATCTGACCAGAGTAGAGAAGATGAATGAGTTCCTTCAGAGCTTTAGCCCAACCGAGCTTTGAGTCGGCTACGATAATCGTCGTGTCTGATGGATAGAAGTTCTCTGCGACTACTGGAAGTTGTTCTACGTCCTTTGACTCGACGGAGAAGCCAACGCCAGTACCGTTCATGAGGATATAAAGAATCTCGTCGAATGAACGTGGGCTATTGACGGCAACATACGAGCAGTTATATGCAGCAACATTCTCGCGCTTGAGCGCTTCACCTGCAGTCATAACGCAACGCATCGAAGGCATAACCTTCTGTGACAGAACTGCTTCTTCGAGTTCTTTACGATATGAATTGATGTCGTAATTATGCTGAGACTTTAAATGCTCCTCAAAGAAATTGAAGAAACGGCCGATAGTTTCTTCCCAACATTCTCTACGACCCTCGTCCCATAAAAATCTTGAATAACGTGAAAGATGAATGAACTGTTGGTAGAGGGTGGGTAGAGAATTTGACATTGATAACTCCGTTGTAATTTTCTTATTCGGACAAAATAATAACGTTCGCAGAATTGCTCTGCGTCAACACTTCTTCCAGTCTCGGATAGCCAGTTTAAGAGCGAGACCCTTAAACGTGGATTTATTTAGTATGTACTCGACTTCTGAACTGCTCGCGCCAGAAATAATTGCATCATTTATATCTTTCCATTTCCATGCGCTATTCCAAATAATCATAGAATATCCACGAGTAGCAAAACTTTCCACACGCTTCACAACTTGTTTGTTGCGAGGCTGATTATCAAAGATAAGAACTACGTTCTCACCGGTGACATTATATAGGGCCCTAGCGAAGTCTGTTCCTCCAGCAGCGATTGCATTATCAAGGAACATACTATCAATAGGACCCTCTGTGACGTATATAGTCTTTCCGCGCTTTACGCGATCTAGACCATAAATCAAGGGATCGTCAGTAATTCTTACAGTGACGTATCGCAAAGATGAATTACCCATAGATCTACCAGTAAGACCAGTAAGCAATCCGTCTTCGCGTCGAAACGGAATAACAAGTCGCTCGTCGGAAGCGAGACGTCCTTCGTATGCAGGATTAAGTTGTTCCAGGATTTTCATATCGCGAGCGTAATAAAGATCGTTCCAGCGATCCTTCGGAATACGCCTATTCTTAACATATTCTACTGCGCGATGATGATCTGGTAGTTTATCTAAGCGAGGAAGAAGTTCGTCGAGAATAATCTTTGGTCGTTCAGTTACAACTTCTTCTTTCGGAATAACGAAAGTTTCATTATTAGCTGCGACACGATCTTTGTAGGACTCGAGCCTATATGCTCTAGCAAGCCCAGGATCAACAAGATCAATGAGCTTGCCAAGGTTAGTACCCATATCGCAATTATGGCATTTGTAGATAAGTCCACCAGATTTCTCAAACAAATATCCGCGAGCCTTCAGCTTGTTGCGCTGAGAATCACCGCAGAAGGGACAACGGAAGTTATAGACTCGATCAGACTTCCGCTTGAACAGCGAAAGCCTGTGCGAGATCATCTGTGCATACTTGTGATCAACAACGATAGAAGACATAAGTTCATTATAATAAGTTCAAGGAAGATTGTCAAGATTTATTTCTTCTGTTGTGTTTGTGGCTTTTCGTTCTTGTAATACTTTTGATATGCGCCAATAACAGCTTGCTGCTGTTGGATATATCTACGAAGCTCGGCTACGTTCATCGAAAGATTCTGATAGCCTTGTGGCGTGAGCGCAAACAAAACTGCGTTCCCGCCCTTAGACTCAATATCTTTAATCTTAGCTTCATAGTTCTGTGGCGTGATGATAGTCCAGGAAACATTGGACTGGGTGACAGGCGAAACAGATGGGACTACCAGTTCGGCTCTTTCATATAGAACTGGCTTATCTAGAACTTTCGCTGTTTCAGAGCAGCCGGCCAATCCCAATGCACACAATAGTAAAGCGACTTTCTTCATGGCGTCTTTTCCTTAGCAATCAATTCCTTAATGAGATCATTACATATTCCATTCCTAATCTTACCAGTACGCTCCTCAGTTGTCAAGGGCGAACCTGTGATAAGTTCGTTGCAGCGCAGCGCATCTTTCGTGCCGCGATTGACTTTCATTTCTGTTTCGTCTGGGTCTTTAAGTGAAGCTGCGCCTAGATCGCGATTGGCGAACTTCTGATTCAGCTGAGCCACTTCTTGTTGCGTCTGAGAAAACTTCTTCGACATCTCGTTATTAAGTTCTTGCATCTTACGAGTGTCTTCTTGTTGTTTCTCAAGAACAACTTTCTGCTGCTCAATAACCCCTTCCATTCGTTGCTGAATTTCGGCGGCTGCTTCTAATTTTCCTTGGAGAGCTTGGATATAGAAATATCCGCTTGAGATCACTGTGAATAATATACATGCGATAATCAATTTGATTTTTAATCCCATGATATTATCCTTTGTGTTTGAAGTATTGGATTCTCTTTTCTTGTCTTGCAACCCAATCTGCTGGCGGCTTTCCCTCTCCCTTGTAATATGCGAGAGGACGACCAGTACTCTTAGAAACGAGCGCCCACTTTCCATCCACTTTCTTAAGAGTCTCGTGAATCGTTGACTCACCCCCATTACCACCTCCACTGGATCCGTCAGATCCACCACCCATGGCGCTTGTGCGACTTACTGCTTTGACGCGCTTTCCAAGAGCCTTATAATACACTGTAGATTCATTTGTATCTTTACGACGAATAATAGCCTTGAACATCATCGGCTGGCCGTATTTCTTTAGCGTTCCCTTCATTCCCATGCGTGGCTGACGCTTGCTCCAATGCACTGGATCCGTGCTCACTCCAGCGCCAGCAACATTTGCGATTCCGCTAGTTGTAGGGCTTCCTGGTCCGCCGCCTAGATCTTCGTTGATCATCAAAGTTTCCTTAGAGCTTCTACGATTCGCATATCCATGATAATATCGTTGGAACGGATAGTTTCGTTATCTGGTCCTATGTTATCAATTCTATCAGGCCAATAGCTCAGCAACAAAAGAAATGGCTTCAATAAATGCAAATGATCATATAACTTAAACGCAAGCATTCTTGTCAATGCTCTGTGTTCAAAGACATTATATAACACCATCAAATGATTTAATATCAGTCTTTCTTTTAGCTCGCCGCGTTTCTCGTATCTGCTAAACAATCTGCGAAGATTCTTTATTCTGCTCAGATCTTCAAGGAACTCAGTCTCATCTACACAAGGATTGTGATAATGATGGGCTGCATAAAGAAAAAAATTAGTATCGTCCAATTTACCTTTCATATCACTTTTTTATTTCTTGAGCAGCCTCCACGATATCTTTGTTCGCTGCTTCGGCTTTAATAAAAAAACGTGCTGTCATAGACAACACGCCCCACGCTAAAAATCCAATAACTGCACCAGCCGCAATAAGATGTTCAACTGTAATTTCTGTATTAATATACTCACAGAGAACTGGTGCAAATATAATTGCTGCGCCTGTGCAGACACCACCACGAATGGTTGCGTCTAACACAGTTTTTGGTTTCATAAATGCAAACATGGTCAAACCGCCAAGCAATCCACCAGCTGCTGAAGCAGACTTGGCTGCGACGTATGATCCTGCTGCTTCTATTGACATCAGAATGTGCTCAGTGCTACGCGCTTGATCGTTGTTGCGTTTACAGCGATATACAAGTAAGTATTCGTGAAGCGCATTTCGCCTACAGCCATACCAACTGATGTTGCATTGTTTGATCCAGGAGTTGCACCAAACGTGATTTTGACTGTATTGGCAGTAAACGTCTTAGTGACATTTACGTTTGACGCGAACTGTGCGCGATTACCGCTCACAGTTACGTTTGCGCTGAATACAGTATTTGAAGGAACAGAACCGAAGAAGTTCTTTACTGTGATCTTCTTCGATACTGGCGTTCCGTTCGGATCATCAACAATCATCAGCAGATCTGGAGCCGCTGTGGTCGTCAATGCTGTAAGTTGTGATACCTTTTTATCTGCCATTTAGCGACTCCGAATCAATTATTCTGGAAGAACTGCGTCGTCGAGAGGCTCACCGCCTCCACCAGCATCGTTAGTAATAGACGAAGCTGCGACTAGAACTTCGTAATGAACGCGACCAGCGCGACCACCCTGACCTTGTGTACGAAGAACCCAACCAGCATGCGTAATGCTATCTGCTTCGGTGCTTGCTGTATTACCATAAGCCATTTCGCTTGTACTTACACCAAATGTTCCTAATGCTACGTTTGCGCGGAAAGAACCGATTGTCGTGTTACCGAACAGCTCGTTTCTATTCTTTGCAAGATTGAGCGTTGTATTCGCCCAGCTTGGCGCGCCGTTTGCGTTGTCTGTCATAGTCCATTGTGCCATTTTTTGCACTCCTTTTCTTAAGTTATCCTATTTAGTCTTTAATGCCAGCTGATTTCTTAGCTGTGGCCATACCGACAGCATATGGTTCACGAACCTTAGCGCGATGCTTGATCAGGGACTTTGCGATCTCGTGCCCCTTGCTGATTACTGCCTTTGGAAGATTCGATGCTTCCTTGAGTGGTGGATTGACTTCGATCTTTTCCTTACCACCCTTGAGTCCGCCATGATCACCGCCATGAACTTCGCACTTCATCTTTGATTCATTTGTCGAGCCGCAAGAGCATTTGTCGTTAGAAGCCTTGATATCAGAGATGCGCTTGTTAGCCTTAGCT